GTTGACAACGGTTCCCGTTCCGCTGGAAATACCGGAACCTGCCTCGGTCGTGAGGCCGCTTGCGCCTGAAATAGAACCTGTGACATCACCGGTCACATCACCGGTCAGGTCACCAGTAAAGCCATTGGTCGAAACAACCGGTCCAGAAAAAGTAGTCGTACCCATGAGAAATCTCCTGTCGGGGTAAGTGTCGTCAGGCCGAAGCCATCAGTCAGGGATAATGTGTGAATTGCGCTGAGAATTCAGCGGAATATGGTCCGGGGACAAAAGCCCCCGGACCGGGTGATTTCCGCTAGGAAATCAGTTCGTTACGATCAAGCGCCCGGCGATCCGTAGATGCCGAGAGGATCGCTGACGCCAAACGAATAGCGCTCGCGAGCCTTGTAGCGGACGTTGCCGGTGTCGAAGTCGCCGTCCATGCCGGTGGCGAGCTTGACACGCTCGAAGTGCTTCATGCCGTTCGGAACATCGGTGGTCAGGAACCATGCATCCGGGTCGGTCAGGTAATGGTTGATGCCATAACCTTCCGGGATGGAGCCGTTGTTCTTCAGGGCGTTCAGGTCGTTGTCTGCGGTAGACACACGGCCTTCCGTCTCAAGCAGGCGGGTTGCCACGAACTGCAGCGCCGGAGGAATGATGAGCTTGCGCGGCTGTGCTGCAATCAGCAGGCCACGTTCGTCCGTCCATGCAGCAATATCGATCACTGCATCTTCCAGAGCCGTTTCGTTCAGGTCAACGCCAACCGAGGGACGGTTTGCATTGGTGCCACCAGAGACCAGCGGGTGCGATGCGCTGAACAGGTAGACGCCATCACCGGAGTAATAGGCATCAAAGCCGTTGTTCAGCAAGGACGCAGCCTTGACCTGCTTGGTGTATGCCATGGCACGAGCGAGAGCCTTCGTGTAACGGGCGGACAAGCTGTCGTACAGATTGTCTTCCATCGCCTCTTCGGTGATGGAGAAGCCCATTGCGATAGTCTCGTGGACGTACCGGGCGGTGAATGCCTCCTGAGCGTTGTCGTAGGAGATCGCAGCACCCTCAGACTTGACGGGGGCAGCCCCGAAGCCGGAGAGCTTCTGCTCTTCCTCAAAAGACCGCTCAGACGTATCCTTCTCGTAGATCATCTCGTGTTCGTTTTCGTACTTCTTGTACGTCAAGCCGAACAGAGCGTTCAGACCGGGAAGGAGTTCTTTCAACATTTGTGCGCGTGAAATAGCCATTATGACTCTCCTTTACAGTCCGACAGCCGCAGTGTACCGGTGTGCGCCTGCATTGAACGCCACCAGAACATCTGGGTAATCATCCGAGGGATCGGATACGTGGGCCACGATGCGGAACGCCTTGGCCGTGGTCGCAACCGTCGCATCCAGAGCAGAGGTCGAGTTACCCGTGGAGGTAGAACCCGTGCTGGTGGACTGAGCAGATGCGAACGTGGTGTTCGTTCCGATGATGGTCTGGGCACCCGAGCCGTCGAGCTGGGCCTGAAACAGTACGAACGGATCGTCAACCACGAAGGCTTTGATCGCCGTACCGGTCGGAGCCGCGTAGCCAGACGGGTAGTAGGGTGAGTGAATGAGTTGTCCCTGAGCGTTGACGTACTCGCAGCCCATGAACACTCCCAGTGCGCCAACCGTGTTGCCACCAAGGTTGTTGGTGGTCAGGTCAGCGCCCGATGCGGTCGCCAGAGCGACGTAGCCGTCGGAGCCGAGAATCACGACCTGACCGGTGAAGATATTCGTGCCTTCACCCGCCGGGTCGATGAGGTACTCGGTCATCGCGCCAGCATACGGCATTCCGTCGAGCCGCTTGACGGGCTTCAGCCCGTAAGGGGCAGCAGTGCTTGCCATGATGTTTTACCTCTTGAAAACAGTATGTGAACGGCTGCCCACCGGATTGTGGTCAGCCACCTTTACCAAAGTCGTTGCGCGATTTACGTTCGGCAAATTTCGCCATTGCCGGGTTGTTCTCGCGGAAGAACCCTTCATCTACCGATTCCATCTGCTGTTGGCCGAATTTTCGGTAGTAAGCCCTTCGCTGCTCGATGATCTCGGTTGGAATCTTGCACAGCAGCAAACCGCCATGCTCAATACAACCTTCAAAGCGGGAATCCACGTCAGAAATCTGAGCGTATTCCGACTCGACCTCGTCAGCCTTGACAGGAACCCATCCTTCGCGAAAACGCTTGGACACATTCTTGTTGTCGGCGACTTCGAGCATGCTGGTGCGAATCCAGCGAAACTCGTAACCGTCTTGCGGTTCGGGTGTAGGTAACACGGAAGAAGGCTTCCATGTGTCACTCGGGCGCTGAGTTTTTTTGCGGGTCTCAGATTCCCGGCTCTTGCGCGTATCAGCCATTAGAGTAATCCTCTATCTTTCAACACTTGGTTGGCGTACTGTTCAGGGGTAAGTCCGAGCTTTTTCGCGAGTTTAAGCGCGGACGGCGTCAGCTTTACTTTCCGGGTTTTACTGGTCGGCGCGGTGCGATCTGCAGGCGCGACAACCGTGTTCACCGGGGCAGTAGCTGAAGTTTCACTGCCGGTATTTGATGCGAAGTACGTCGGGAAGATTTGACGTATCTTGGCGTCGATCTTCTCGTAGTACTCGGGGCTGTTGGGCGGGATTTTTTCATCCACGACCAACCTTTCATGCTCCGCCAGAGCAACCGCTGTCATGTCACGGTGTTCGTTCGACATGAACCACGGATTCTTCTCGGCCCACTCAGCAACCTCTGGCTCCGGCTGCCGAACTTGCGGCTGCTGGGGATACTGCTGCTGTGGCCGAGGTTTCGGCTGCGATTGGCGGAACCTGTAATCGTTCTCTGCGCGGTCAGCTTCATCGCTCTGGCCTTGTGCCTTAATGATCTCTCTCTGCGCCGCGATGATGGCGTCTGTATCGCCCTCTTCATGCGCCGCCCGGAGTTTCGCTTCGGCACTGGCGAGAGCAGCAGTAGCTGCTTCCTTCATGCGCTGCACCAGAATGCCTTCACCCTGCTGGATGATCTGCTGGTACTGCTGGTTCTGGCCGTACAGGTTTTGAGTTGCCCTGAACGCTTCGTCACGTTCAGCCTGTGCGGCCTTGAGCTTGCGCTCTGCATCCTTGGCTTTCCACGTCAGCTTGTCGATGCGCTTCTGGACGCGCTCGGAGTACTCCTCCACCTCGTCCTTATGCTCATCTTTTTCTGACTTTTCAGCCGCTTCTTGCGGTTCAGACTCTTCGTCATCAACCGTTTCGACCTCGACTTTTGTTTCCTCTTCCTTATCGGGAGTGGCGTCAAGGTCAACCTCGTGCGACACGCCGAAAAAACGTTCTTCCGGTGTCGTTTTCTGCACAGTGTCTTTTTCTGTGTTCATATCTTTTCAATCCCTTTGGGGTCAGCGACGACCGCTTCCACGGAGTCATCGTTAAGCAAACGGAACTCGGTTCCATGAACCCTGAAGCGCGTACCGGAATACGCTCGCATCATGATCCAGTCACCGACTTCACAGTAAGGGCCATTCGGAAAACGCTGTTCCCCGTGGATGGTTTCCCCGGAGTAAGCGTCCGGCCCCATGTCGATCACCTGACCAACGACAGATGCCACCTGTTCGTTGTGCAGGGTGTTGGAAGCTTTGATAATGCCGCCCTCGGTCTTTTCATCGGGCTTTGGCAAGGCAACCAGCAACTTGTAACCCGTTGGCTTCGGCAGAAGCTGGTCGAGGTCTTCAGCAGAGAGTTTCCCCTCAGTCATAGTGCGTCTCCTGTTTTGCGCCCCGAGGGGCGATCAGTTCTGGATCAGTTCTTCATCCAGATCGAGTAACTCACGTTCGGCTCGCGCCATTCCGTGAATCAAGCCGGTAGCATAACGATACTCGTCATAGCACCTGCATGAACCATCGAGGATGTCGTTGCTCATCTCATCCATCCTCTTTCGCAGCACCTGCTGCAGCAAGCGGAGTTCTCTACTCTCCGCGTGTACCTTGTCGGCCATTGCTGTCCTCCTTCACGTCTTCATCAATTGCATCGCGTACCGTCTCGAAACCAATCTTGAAGGCTTCCAGTCGGCCCTGTGCATCAATCCGGTCAGCCTCGGTTTCGGCCTTACGCACCGAGTCCTGAAGCTGTGCCATGATTCGAGCAGCCTCACGCCGCTCGTCGGATTCCATCTTCTCGCGCTTGAACTTGGCCTCGTCCATCGCCTTGGCCTCTGCCATCTGCTGCTTGCGCTCTGCGACTCGGGCATCCTTGGCCAGCTTCTCGCCCTTCTGCCTCAGCTCTTCCATCTTCATCTTGACGATGGGGTCTTCCTGCATCTTGGCGTTCTCTTCGGCCTGTGCCATCCTCTGGGCCTTTCCGGTAAGCTGTGCCGCCGCTGGTACGACCAGACGGCTGATTCTCAACTCCACGTCCTCTGGCAGCGGCTCGTCCGCGCCGGGGAGGTGTACGCCCAGTTCCTGTTCGATCTTCTGACGATAAGCCATGGCCACATGTTCGGTCACATGATCGGCCGCCGCCGCCATAATCGCCTTGGCCTTCGGGTTCTTCTCCATCAGCTTGACGATCTCGGGGTTTTCGGCCATTGCCATGTGAACCTGAATGTGCGCCTCGTGGTCTTGGTACTGATGTGCCTTGACCGGCTTGCCATTCAGGATTGACATGTTCTCCGTTACCGGGTCGGTCGGGACCATGTCCTCTTCGGTCGGGATGATTTTTTCCGCTTCCTGTACACCCAGCACTTCCAGCATCTGCCGGTGCAGTGTTGGCATGTCATAGATTTGCGGATTGGTTGCAGACAACTGCAGCGCCGCTTGGTACTGCATGATGCGCTGGGCCATGGTGCCAGCGTTCGGGTCACTGACCGGAACGATGTCAACCCGCGCATCGAAATCTTCCTTCAGGCTGAATTCACCATCCAGATCATAGGGGTACTGGTCCGGGCCAAAATCATGAATGACTTCAGCCAGCATCTGCAATTCCTGCCCCATCGCATGATGAATCCGGGCCTGTACGGCGCTGAGGATTTTCATCTCGCGCTCAAGGATAGCGAGGGTCGTCCCCACCGGGGCTTCTGCGTTCATGTCTGCAGCTTTAACGTCAGCAGCCGAGGCGAAGCGGCGACCCTCCTTAACCACGTCACCAAGCAACTGGTACAGGACCGTTGACGGCTCCTTGTACGGCATCGGGAACAGGTTGTCCTTCAACGAACCACTCAAAACATCGGCATCGCGCCATTCACCCGGGGAGATCGGTGAATCATCACCCTTGATCCGCAAGCCACGGGTCTTCAAGCCGCCCGGGAGGTTGGCCAAGGTGCCTGCATCGATCAATTGCCTGATCAAGCTGGTTGCCGACTTCGACAATCCACCGATAATGTGTACCAGCCCAAAACCGTAAAACCCAAGGCCCGGAAGGTACTGATAATGCACGTAATGCAGCCGTTTTTCGCCGGAATCCTCGCGCCAATTGCGCCGGATCGACAAAATGGTTCCAGATGACTTGTCAATGGTAATGATGTACGGCTTGGCCACGCCGTTCGGGTCTTCAAAGCCCGGCAGGTCGTAATCCACCATCATTTCCAGCAAGGTGTGGCGGTCATCGGTGTCGATTTCGCCCTCACCCTTGATTTCCATGTGTTTTCTCTCGATTTTCGAGAGGTCCGGGGTTGGTTCAGGCAGTTCTACGTCGAGGTAGAAGCCGGAAACCTGCAATTTTCGCACCTGATTGGCGGTGCGCTTCATCACATGGGTTGCACGTTCGCATGATTCGAGGTCTGTGGTGCCGTAATTGACCACAAAATCCTCTGCCGGGACAAACATCGCTGTTTCGCGATTCTTTGCCGGGTCAAAGTACACTTTTCTGAAGGCAGAACCCGCTAGAGGCAGCGAAAACAGCAGTTTTTCGGTCTCAACCCGGTATTCCTTCATGATCTGGGTAGCCGAATAGTTCAAATAACCAGCTACCCGGTGCGCTTGTCGCGTTTTTTCGTTCGATTTAGACCCTTCGATCCGGGCTTTTGCCGGACCAGAGGCCGGGAAGACCTCCTGAATGGTCTGGGACTGGAACCGGACCACCGATTCCGCCAGCATCGGGTGGAAAACACCGCATGCACCGTCCCATGGTTGGCTTCGTTCCTCGAATTTCAGACCCAGAAGGTCGATGCCTTCCATATAGGTCTTTTCCCACGACTCACGGGAGAGCAAGTCCTGCTCAAAATCAGAAATCAGCTCTGAAGAAACCGTCTGCAAATCCTGCTCATCCATGTACTCGGCAAGGTTTGCGCCGTGAGGAATCTGCTCTTTGAGCAGTTCCAGCGGATCAAAATCAACGATAACGCCATCCCCGTCCGGGATAACGTTCGCCTCTTCATCGATGATCTCAATCTCCAACGGCCGCAGGTTGGGGTTGCCCCCTACCGGCAGGGTCGGTTCCATCATGCGGTCAAAAGACATTATCTTTTACGCCGTGACAAGCCACAGCCATGAACACGACCGCCCTTGGCTTTTTTCTGCACCCGGCCGCCGCATTTCATACCCGCAGCCAGCGGAGAAGCCGGAACCACCGTGTCGGTGTTTCGCCGAGGTACGGAGGTTGCAGCCTTGAGCGCGGTATAGTCACCGCCTTTCCGCTCTTTCTTTCGTCGCATTCTTCTTTCCTGAGTTTCACGAACCAGTCATGGATCATGCTCTGGTTTCCAATTCGGATACGGAAGCGCAAGCCGTTACGCTTGCGCTCCCATGAATAGCGCCGGACAACATTGTTGCTCGGCATCGTCCCCACGAAAAGACTCACGGCTCGTACCGCACACCTACATTCGGGTCCGTGGCGAGGTATTCCTCCGGCGGGATGTAATCCGGCCAGTTCTTCCAGAAGGCCTCAAGGGTCCGGCTTCGTACGGCCCGGTTGTAGCGTCGGTCCATGCGTCCCATCAGGGCTTCTGCCTTCTTCATTTCGCGATTGAGGATTGACGTGAGATCATCAACCCACTGGCTTTGGAATGCCATGGTCGCCTTGTACGGGCCATGGTTGCCCCAGACCGGGATCATCAGGCCATCGATCTCATGGCCTTCTTCATCCAGTGCAGGCATCAAACGCATGATGCCCTTGAGCATCTGGATGCCGAGGTTGGCGGTACTGACCCGGCCGTACATGTCCATGATGTCGCTATCGACTTCACCGGTCAGGGTCGCCATGATCGCGTTATTGAAGACCGGCTGGGTCTTGACCCAGTGACGCTGTGCCCGTGAACCCTGCTCAAAAGCTTCCCGAACCTTCATTGCCGGGACCAAGTAGCGGCCGCCGTTCTCGTCGGGTTCGGTCCAGAACGCGCTGTCCACCGACCGTTCTGCTTCCAGCAGGGCGATGTCATCGTTGATCTCTTGAAGATCGTTGTTCATCTCCAGCAACTTGGCTTCGATCAAGTCGCGGCTCAGGTACAGGCTATCCAATTCATCCATGTTCGTCTCCTTTTCAGTGGGTTACTTGACCAGCGCGTCGATGATGATCAACAGCAGGATCAGGGACAGCATGCCACCGACGATGTAGTACTTCGGGTGCAGCTTCTTTTCCCGTTCCCGTTTCTCGACCAGTTTGCGCCAGCCGTTAAATGCATCTTCCATCCAGCTCATCTCGTTCTCCTTTAGTAATAGTCCGCCTTGATGCGGCGGAGGGGTTCCGAGTCACCGAAATCATCGGTCTTCAGGGTGATAAAGCCACCATCTCGGAAACGTTTCATCGCCATCACGGTGGTGTCCACGAAATCATCATGGTCCCCGGATGGAAATGCCGCACATTCTTCTGCCACTTCCTCGGCCCAGCGGGTATTGGGTCGCCAGACCGCGCCAGAGGCAAAGATGTCGGTGATGTTGTTGACCCGGCTGATCTTGTCATTCGGGTTTTCCCGGGTTCCCCTGACCGGCACCACGTCCTGTACGGGGATGCCCATACGGCGCAGCTCTTGGATCAGTGATGACCCCGATGCCTTGGCCTCGACGAGAAAGGCATCCGGCTGACGCTCTCGCCACAGTTCGATGGCCTTGCGTTTCAGGTCTGGGAACTCGATCCTGCCACGCCATGCATCCAACAGGATGATGTTCGGCCGCCGCATTCCATCTTCTTCTGATTCATGGAAGAACACGCCCCATGTCGTACAGGCCGAGTAGTCGTTGATCGTTTTTGTTCCGAACGCGGTATCCCATGCTTGGATGATGAACTCGCATTCCGGCGCTGGGCCGTCCCAGATTTTCCACCACTCCCTCTTGACGAGGGCACCTTCTTCCGAGGTGGGGTGTTGTAGGTACTGGGCGTTCCACTGCTGTGCGGTTAGTTCTTCTCTGGTTGATTCCAGCTCTTCCAGAGACCAGAACTCGGGCCACAGCGCTTTTCCTGAAGGCAGAATCGCCGGGAATTCGATCACTTCCCATTGATCGGCCCGGGCATTACTGGTCATGCGCTCGATCAAGCGGCCGGTCAAATCCCGTTTGTGCCAGCGTGTCATGACAATGACAATCGCAGCGTTTGGCTGGAGTCGCTGTCTCGGACCGGTCTGATACCACTCAAAGGCCTGATCAAAGGATGACGTGTCACCCCCAAGAGACCGAATGTATTCCTGCTCGGAATGGGCATCATCGATGATCAACAGGTCGGCACCCTTACCGGCCAACTTGCCGCCAATACCCATGGCAACATAAACACCGCCCCGGTCGGTCCGCCACCGCCCCGCTGCCTGAGCATCAGATTTCAGCTCGGTATGCGGAAATACCTCGTGATATTCCTGCGAAGCAATCAGGTCACGTACCCGACCACCAAAATCAACCGACAGGTCAGCGGTATGGGTCAACTGCATGATCTTCCGGTCAGGGAAGTGCCCCATGTAATAGGACGGCAACAAGTACGAAGCAAATTCCGACTTGGTGTGCCGTGGTCCCATGTTGATGATCACCCGCTTGCACTCGCCCTTGATCACCCGGTCAAAGGTGTCCGCCATGATGCGGTGATGATGACCCTCAATAAATTGAGGCCACATGTGATGGACATAATCCATGAAATTGACCCGGGAACGCTCGATCTCATCCTGACGAACCAGCTCCTTGGCCAGATCAATCGCCTTCCTCTGCTCGTTCGGAGGTAACAGCTTGATCCTCTCAAGATCGGACTTGTCCAGTAACACAGCATCTCCTTATAGGTGGGGCCGGGGCAGGATGGGCTACCCCAGCCCCGATACGCGCTGGGAAGGGGACGAGAAACCAGCGCATAAAAAAACCACCCACCGGTGGCATATTCAAAATTCCTGCGGAATGTCCTAGGACGAGCTAGGCCGATCTCTGCTTAGGCTGCGAACGGCCGAAACCCGGTAGGACGCTCATCGCTTATCGGCGTTGCAGCCCCTCATCGGGCGGCTCCGCCTCAAGCGAGAGCCGCTCCGGTAGATGGCCTGTGACAATCCCGTCCCGGCCCTCTCTCCCCGGAAACCCCCGGATTCACTGATCCGCAGGATTATAGCAAATATACCCCCCTTGACAAAACATGTCAAGCATAAGTTGCTGTTTAATAGGAAAATGCTTCTAAATGCTATGCATTCTTATTTAGAGTACTGGACCCATACCCACCAGCACCCTTCTTCCCGGAAAATTTTTCAGATTTTTTTTTAGGACTTTTAACCTGTAAACAGGTCATTTTTGCAGTAGCGAGGGTCGGGGATAGTATAAAGATATACGGGACTCCTGCACTCACACGGGGGGGCGGGGGGTGCGCGGCCGGGCCGCTGGAACGCAGCAGTCACAGGTCCAATCGTCCTAGTGTCTAGGTGTTATACTACACCAGCACACCACCTATCAACGATCCAGCGTCCTGTGTCAAGCACTTTCTGCATGTAACAAGTCAGGCCTTTCGAATCGGGACCACGTTGCTCCCGGCCTCTACCTTGGCCAGCAGATCATCCAGTTCACGCTGTATCGTCGCAGCATCCCGGCCGCCATCGTCCTGACGTGTTACGTCCGTGAACAGGGCAACGGTCCGGCCCAGTGCAATGGCCGCGTTTAACTGCACGGTCTCAGTCCCAGCTTCCTTCGTCAAGACCCTAAGTTTCTGGAGTACGAGTTCACGGTCAGAGACCTCTGAAATGATCTCCCGCTCCCGCCTTTCCGCTCTATCCTGCTGAATCAACAGGGCAATTCTAGGGTGATTGGACAGTCGTGCTGCCTCGACGCTGATGGCCTTGTCGGACATGTGTTCGGCGTCATACGCATCCTTGTACGAGTCCATGAGGCTGAGGCCTGATGCGACATTCCGGGCGAAGCGTTCCTGTTTGGCGGTGAGCTTTCTGGTCTTCCTGTTGCTGGCCATGACATGTTCCTCTGAATTCACTTTGCTTGAGTGTATCAGGTTGGTCAATTTTTGACCAGTTGGGGTGGTCAATTATTGAGCAGTTCGGGTGGTCATTTTTTGACCACTTTCCTGTTTAGCCAAAAATGGCTATTTCGCCGCTACTGGGAGATCGCCGGGTAGGTAATGCCATGGCCTTACTTGGGCCTGACGTGCCAGCAGGAGCGATCTGAGGGCCTCTCAGGGGGTGGTCATTTTTTGACCAGTGCCTTGTAACTCCTTGATTCTAAAAGAAACACGTTCTTACTGGCTGACAGAGAATCAATGACTTACGAGTGCTTTGGGTGCTGATATCGTGGGTTCTGCTGATGCTAAGTGGTTGATTTATCAGTGCTTTTATCTGGTGGTCTGCTATCAACAGGTGCTTCACAAGGCCGGTAAGCTGTTGAAAACAAAGGCTTTTCGCTTCGTCGCATTCGTTTTGAGCCTGTCTGGCCTAGGTGTAAGTGCTTGATTTACAAGGTGTTCGTACAAGACTGATGCGGT